CTGGTGGGTGCCATCGTGTTCTTTGGCATTTCGCAGCGCGAAGAGATTTACGAGACTCCCTTTCCGGAAGTCAGTCGCGGTATGTAGTTAAAGATTTTACTCCTTTTAAATAGTACGAAATGGCCAGCGTAGATACATTTAACGAACTTCTGTTGCAGTTTGTGGATGAGTTGGCTCACACGTTCCCAGAGAACACCATTGTGAAGACCTACAGAAATACGGTCAGTATGCTGATCAAGAAGGATCCCGGTGTGTGCCTGGAAACGTTCATGAAGAATGTGAAACCCCACGAGGATCTCATTCGCAATCAGGACGAGAAGATTTTCGAGGAGCTTTCGCGGAGTTACGGAATACTCAAGACATTGGATCTGGAGTCCATGTGGAAGTCCGAACTTTCGGACGCTAGTCGGTCAGCTATCTGGCAGTACGTCCAGGGTCTCTATGTCCTCGGAAACAATGTAAGCGACGAGGAGATCCAGGAATCTCGACACACGCAGATGGACTTTTCACCGGAAAAGATTAACCAAATGTTTGCACCCCAGGGTGACGATGGCGAGGAAAATCCCCTTGCTGGTCTTCTTGGAAATCTACTGAAGCCTGAGATGATGCAGGAAATGACTTCAAAGGTCGAGGAGCAGTTCGGTGACGGTCAGGGTGGCCTCGACGAGAACAAGATTATGAGCGCCCTCGGTCCGCTCATGGGAAACCTGAGCAAGATTCTTCAGCCACCTCAGTGAAAAAATTAACTAGTCAATAAATAAGAATGGAACAACCGTGGTTTAGAAATCCATCGCACCTGTTTGCCAAGAACAAGGTGCTGATCTTTTGGCCTTTGGCTAAGCAGACCCCTGTGGAGAGGCTCAATGCCGCCACGAGGTTCATCCTCTACACCATGGCGATTCTTTACGTCATTAATCGCGACATCAGGGTTATTTACCTGGGTCTCACGGTTATCATGGTCATGGCCTCCATGCTTCTGGCGGGAGGTATAAAGGAGGCAATGAGACCCGCTTCATTCGAGGAGGAAGGAAAGCGTTTCAGTGCAGTCACTCCAGGACAGTCATGCGAACAACCGACCAAGGAGAATCCCATGGCGAATGTTCTGATAACCGATTACATCGACAATCCCAAGCGCCCGGCTGCCTGCTACTACCCGACTGTCAAGGATAAGGTCAAGAAGTTCCTGAATGAATCTACGCCAACGGATCAGGCTGATGTCTATTCGAGCCGCAACCAAGCGTTCCGCTCATTTTACAGCATGCCTTCCACGACCATCCCCAACGATCAGAGTGCATTCCTTCGCTCCGCCTACGGTCCCATGATGAACAAGGTCTGCAGGGACGATGGCATGGCGTGCTACCCCGACGACGCCTCAATGTTCGGTCAGTCCAGGATGCCCGAACTTCAGCAACTCAGAGGCTCTTTCGGTGGAAATGGCGGACGCACTGGCAGCACTTAAAATCTCTGGTGATAGTAATATGGCTTATCAGCTCAACACATCGAAGGTTCTTTTGGATGCCGAGAGTCTCCCGGTGGATTGTGCCTACGATCACGTGATGGCGCCTCCAGTGGTCAGCAACCTCAACTACGCCGGTTCGGGTCGCGCCTCCACGCCCATCTACGGTACCGCTCCCTACATGGCGGGCAAGGGTGCTCCGGGCAATCTTATTATGGTCGAGGACATGCTCCGACCTCAGTCCACCACCTTCTTCAAGAAGGGCTACGCGGGTCGGGCGTTTGACTTCCCTTCCAAGGACATGTCCTGCTCGGTTCCCCTTCGGTCCCGATCATGGGATCCGACGAGCAGTCGCGCGGATGTCCAGAACGTTCTTTTTGAGCGTAGGTATAAGTAATTTTTAAAATCTAGCATAGTTTTAATATGGACCCATTGAGTCTTGTGGCCTTGTTAGGGATTGCTGTGGCGGGACGTCAAATCGCCAGTAGTGACCGCAAAGAAGGTTTTGTTCCATCACCGTTACCCAACCGCGAAACGCAACAGATGCCATTTTTTGGCAACAACATCAATACACCCGGACAGGAATTGACTGCCGTGACAGACCTGTTTACGGGGACGTTCAACCCGAACAACCCGATGGGTGGTGTCATCAACCCCAAGAAGGAGGTCGTGGCGACGCTTCAGGATACAGCACCCAATGTTCAGTTCCCATTTGGTCAGCCGGTCTACAACCTCTACGATCGTCAGAACATCTCCAGTCGCATGGACAATCTTTCGTCCACCGAGCGAAGGTTCGTCGGTCCAGGTCTCGGCGTCCCGGCAAATGTACCTGCCTATGGTGGCTATCAGCAGCAGTTCCGTGTGATGCCCAATAACGTCGGTGCGTACCGCCTCACCACGCTCCCCGGTCGCTCCGGTCCCGCAAAGAGTTTTGTGGGTCGCGGTGACGAGCGTCTTACGGTCACACAGAATCGTCCTCAGAAGACCTATCAACTTTTGGGTGCCGAGGGAAAGCGTCCTCTGGAACGGGGTCGAGCGCAGGGTCAGGGTGGCATGCTCACCGGTCAGCGCGAGAGGGAACAATATATTAAGACACAGCGACCCACAGTTCGCTCTGAGACCTCGACCCGGATGGACGGCCTCGAGTTTGGAACGGCAAAACGATTCATTCCAGCCTCAACCCTTCAGGATACCCCCACCCGCAACAAGGCAAACTTTGTGGCGCGCACCAATGACGTGGCTGCCCCCGGAATTCACTCATTCGAAGGTGCCTATCAGAACACCCAAAATACTATCCTTCTGCGCCCCGCCGAACGCGGGAACAAGGGCTACACGCCCCCGGGTGGTCGCATGAACGTCCGCGGTTCTGCCACTCAGGCACAGGGTGCCACCACCAAGACCCGCGATAGCGCATCGACCGTTATCGAGGGCGGTGCCGGCAACCAGTACATTAACCAAAATTACGATATCACTTGGAAGCAGAATAACAATGCCTACAAGGGAAATGCAGATTTCCGAACCAATCAGTTGGGAGTCGCCGTCAAACAGTTGGACAAGAATCCTTTTGCCCTGTCCCTGGCACAACGTTAAACATCATAGATCCTACACTCTAGAGCATGGGGTTCTTCTTTACAGAACATCTCCATGGCATCCAGTTTGTTCTCTTGTTCACGAACCTTTTGATCGTGAAGACGAGAATAGATCTCCTCATGCTCCATCCAGTCGTGGACGTACTTGTGAGGATTTTCAATCATCTTCTTGGTGGGTCTCTTTAGTTCCGTGCGCTTCTTGAACATGTACGGCGACACGTTTCTAAATGAGCAACTGTAGTAGAGCATTTAAAAATAAAAGTCATTATATTTTTAAGTATGAGACACGAGACGATCGCCATAGAAGTTTCGCCCCTGGAGTTCGAGGGCATCAGGACCATAGACTTCGAAGCCCAGGTGGATGACACCGACAAGATGGTGATTGTCACGATGTCCAGATACTTCATTGGAGATCTCCACGACGAATGTATCAAGAAGGCAACGAAGATTTATAAAGGATACAGGGTTAAAACTAATGTGGCAATGTAAATCAAGATGATTGAGACAACCACCATTGAAGTACCAGTGAACCCCTTCCACTATGACGGGATGCGAAGTATCGGGATACCGGTCAAGGTGGATCACAAAGAACAAATGATCTACGTTGATTTTATGTCAAACCAAGGAACTAAAATAATGGAAACTTTCCTTTCAGAGGTCGGACACAAGTTCCCTGGGTACGAAATCAGGGTAGCCAGGCTTGACCAGTGAGCACCGCCTTTGCGTACTTGGTGGCGATCATCGAGTGGATCATCGGCCAATCCATGACGTTACTGGCAGTGATTGATAGACCAAATGGGTTCGAGTTTACGAACTTGACGAACTCCTTGCCGTCCTTTTGAGATTCGGGTGAAGTATAGTACTCCATCTTCTCAAAAGAGCCCTTAAGCCACTGAACATGTGTCTCACTCTTGGGATCAAACTGGTCCATCGTTAATAAATCAATATGTTTTTATGTCTTTAATTAGTAGTAATGAGTTCCATCGACAACTCTTTAGAAGGAGGAGGAAGTGCCTCGGCTTCAGGGAAGAAGGGGGCCGTCCAGTTGAGTGACGGAAACTTCAATCTTACATCCAACAAAGAACTCACGTCCGACCCCAAGACGGGAACCATCACAACGACAGGATTGACAACCACTGGAACAGTGTTTGCCGCAACCTTGTCAACATCGAATCTCGTGGCGGATACTATAACAAATCTAACTGTCATTGGCGACGCCACGATCACGGGGAATGCGGTGGTGGATGGTTTTGTCCAAGGTTCTACCATAAGTTCAACGGGTGATGTGATCGTCGTGGGTTCTCTAACGGCCGCCTCGTCCAACGTGTCAGGAGAATCCAAGGCCGCCACGATTACCTCTACGGAAAATGCTTACGTCACTTCAAATCTCGGTGTAGGAACCACAGACACTGCAGAATATAAGTTCCTTGTGAAGGATGGGACCAGCAATCTCTTTGGGGTTCCTTATAATACTACAGGACTTGGGGACGGAAAGACCATTGTCTATAACGGAAGTGGTTGGGTATACGACAATGCGGGTCCGGCCGATGGAACCCAAAATGGCGAAATCCTTGCGTGGGATGGAACCGAATGGTCCGCGAACAGCGCCGTGGTGGTCGAAGGAACGAATGTCGGTATCGGATCCACACAGCCCACACAAAAATTAGATGTCGTTGGTAATGTAAAGGCCACCGACTTCATAGGTTCGGGAGATGGAATAAATGACCTAAATGCGTCAAACGTCACCTCGGGAACTCTTGACAATCTAAGACTTCCTGGAACCATCTCGGTTTCCAACATCGAAGCGACGGCCAATTTGGTCGTTGGTGGACCCGCAAATATCACTGGAACCTTAAGTGCCGCAGACTTTATAGGTTCGGGAGATGGAATAAATGACCTAAATGCGTCAAACGTC